AGGCAAAATAGGTTGAGAATACACCATCTTGTGAGAGACTTTACAGGAGATTATTGTTTCCTCCGATTTCCACTTCCTTTTGAGAAGTACCTCTCAGTCACGGTCAATTAGATTAACCAATCCTAAAGTCGTAATATACTCTATTCTTACTCATCACTCTTCTAAGTTGCCACCCAAACTCATCCTTGCGGGATTAGAGAACTTTCAAAACAATCGTATCGGGTTTGGGACCCTTTACGGCCATGAACAACTCATGACTAAGTAGTGACCTGTCTACCACGACTGACGAACACTTTTCCTTTTATTTATTTTAGTTTTCACCATTTGAAAGTAAAAGTTTGATTAGTGGATAATAGATGTAGCGGTTCGTCAAACCAGATGCCCCATCTTTTGAACGAGACAATGCTGAACTACACCTTGAAGTCTCCCGACCTCCATACTTTGAGTCTATTTCATAACTGAAACCTTGGTAGGTCTCTGATAAGGAGAACAACAGCACCACCTGTACGAACTCTTACCTTTCGGTTTTAAATCTACTCTAATATTAAACTCCGCAATTGTATAGTTGGATGACCATACTTCTCACAACAGTTCTACGGGTTATTCTTATTGGTGTTCCCACCTCAACTAAACGACCCACATCGCTTAGTCACCCAACCACTTTCCCTAAAGTGTTACCCTCAGTACTAAAGGTCAGATGATATCCCGCTTGTCTACTCGAGCTCCGTTTCCGAAGCCGCAACCGTTCCAATCAAGAACAAGTCACTTTATACTACTTTCATAGTTTATTTATGGACTATAGACCGCCCAATATCTTTATCAGTTATCTCAAAATCAACCCGAAGGTCTCATTATCAACATCCTGAACGGATAATATTTTTATTCAAAGAACTTTTTTAGGAATAAAGAAAAGGGGAAACTTTACGACCAAGTAAACTTGGAACCTTTACAACCCCTTCTCTTCATTTGTCTTACAAAGGTAAGAATGTTTTGGGAAACAGTCAAACTTTTTTGTAAGTTTTTTTGAGCCGATAATACAACGAATAATTCTTAAGACCCCCTACTCCTAATAGGACAGGTTTATTCGGTTATCATTTCAAAGAACAAACAACTCTCGTCGTTTGGATTTCAAAGATAAGAAGAACTTTTCAATTCGTCAAATCTTTTTGTAGCGAAGGATGGAATCGAACCACCGACCTAAAGGTTATGAGCCTTCCGAGCTACCTCTGCTCTACCTCGCGATATATCTTAATGATTACAATCCCACTTCCCCACGGTCACCTATCCACGTCATGCGCTGGTTGTACCAGCGGGTGTAATCAAATTTTTAAAGAGCTAAACAACATCCGATAAAAAACCCCACAAATTACTTAAATCTCTCAATCTTTTCACTTGTGGGATAAGGTTGTCTCACAAAGGTAATCAACAGTTTTGACACCGTCAAATTTTTATGAAACTTTTTTTGGGGATGTTCACCTTTTCAGGTGTGGAAATATAAATATCTCCATTTTCATCAAAGTCTTACAAAAATAATAACTTTTTTTTAATTATCAAGTTTTTCAACAATTTTTTTTAATTGTCTGTTCATGTCAATACAACAGTACACAGCAAAGGTAACCATTACGACACCTAACGTTATTAATAAAGTCATTTTAAATTATTTAATTTTTTTATTTCTTCTTTCGCCTTTTTAGTGAAATGAATATATGCCCATACATTGGCAACAATTGATACTACAAACCAAACAATGAATAATATTTTCATGATAGAATTATTTCAGCAAGTTTATGGAAATATTCACCTGATGTTTCAGGTTTAATTTCTTCTAATGTAAAGTACCCGCACTCTGTATGTTCTTCCCCATCTATAGCATTTAATAAATCGGGATATAATGGAGTCTCCACATTCAATAAATACACATACATAAACCCTTTAACCTTTTTACCATCTCTGGTATGTCTTGGTATCAATCCAACAAATGTTAATTCAACATCGTTTATGTTTAACGCTGTTTATTCAAAGAATTCTCTTTTGGCCCCTTTTTGGGTAGTTTCGTTCTCTTCCAACTTACCACCAGGTATTGACCACATTCCAGGAAATGAACCTAAATTGTTTCTTTTACATAAAAGAAGTTTGTTTTGATGTTTTACCGCCACTCCTACGTATCTTTTTTTATCCATGGTATTTATAATATATGCAAGTTAAAATTAATGATAATATTTTCAATGTCAAAACTTTAGTAGATAAAAAATCTCAAGCTATCGGTATGATGTACAAGAGATTTGACTCTACGTTTGACGGTCTGCTGTTTTTAATGGGCGGTAAGAAACAATGCTTTTGGATGAAGAACTGTATCATACCTTTAGATATTATTATTATAAAAAATAATGTTATTGTCAACATTCATCATGACTGTCCTCCTTGTAACGAAGACCCTTGTCCATCATATTGTGGAAGAGGTAATATTGTATTAGAAATTGATGGTGGTAGTTGTGAAAATTTAAACATACAAGCAGGTGATTCAGTTGAATATTTGTTTTAGTTTTTCCAAATAGTTTCTTCAATTTTGTCTTTATGTGAAATGTATCTCGCCAATACAAAGAAGAAATCACTCAATCTGTTTAGATAAATTGAAATGGGATTCAACTTGGCAAAGTTATCAAGAACTATACATTCAAGAACAGTAATTTCAGCCCTTCTACAAATTGTTCTGCAAACATGAGCAAGACTAACTGCTCTGTTACCTTTGGGTAATATAAAATTTTTGAGAATTGGGAGTTCTTCATTCATTTTATCCATCCAACTTTCAAGAGTTTTCACATCTTCATGTGATACTTCAGTTAATTCCGCTTTGTTATCATTAATGATTGTTGAACCTGCATTGAATAAATCCCATTGAATCATTTCAAAGGAAACTTCAGAGTGATTTATTTCACTTCTCAATAAGCCGATGAAAGAATTCAATTCATCTAAAGCTCCTACGGCTTTAATTTCTGGAGTCATTTTGGAAATTCTTTTCCCTGACAAAAGACTTGTACTTCCGTCATCTCCTTTTTTTGTGTATACTTTATTTGACATACACAAAATATAAAAAATAATTAATTAAGATTCAACAGAGTGTTTTGATTGCTGAATTTTTTCTTGTAGTTTTTTTCTAAATTCCTGAGCAATCATCTTTGTAAATTTAACATAAGGATGGTCTTCTTTCTCTGAATCGTAACGATATGTACCTTGAGGGGGTCTTGTACTTCTACCCAAATAATTTAATCCGCTTATATTGGTAATACACTTGTGTCCACCTGAGTTTGCTTGTATTAAATCCCAAGCATTTATTAATATAGTATCTAGTAAGTTTTTTTCTCTATCAGTCAAATCTTTGAATGGTTTTTCCATCATTTCTTTGACTTTCATCAAAGCTTCTTCTCCATTTGGTATTCCAATGAATTTTCCACCATATATCGCGTCAAAATCTTGAAATGTAAATCCAATACTCTCAGGATTAACGCTTGTCTCACTAATCCATTTTATTGACGATAACGGTATTTTCTTTTCTTTAAGTTGGCCTTCCCACCTTGATAAAACCTCTTGGGCAATCTCGCCAAGGTTAACACCTTTAAGTTCCCTATCCTTTTTAAACGGATTACATGAAGCCTGTACCAACCCCATCGGCCAAACCATAATGAGAAAGTCTGCCTCAGGATTATTTCTAAATGGGGTATACCTGTCATATGACCCAGGCTTGAACATACTACCTCCACCGTATTGGTAAATAATGTTGTCCTGTACTTCGGGAAATCCCTTCATTTGTTCTTTATAATCTTCTGCATTTTTTTGTAATTCTTCTGGCTCAGGTGCGTTAGCATTTTTCATCCACTCTTTTATGTTATTCAGGATATTCAATAGTGAGGGTTCTGAATCCATAACAAGCCCTTCCAAAAAACCTGGCTTGTTTTTAAATGCCAATATTAATTTGTTAATAACAAACCCTAATAACATTTTATTTTTCTGAAGTGATTTGTCTTTATCTATTCTATAGATGTAATTAACAACTTCATCGGGCGTAATGTTTTGTCTAGCAAAGTCTGCGGAATCAACTGTATTAATTAACAATACATCTGAACTTGGAAATAACTCTTTCGGAGAAACTACTTGAGATATTGTCTCAACATTTGAACGAGCTTGTCTGAAAGATTTTGACGTGCCCTTTTCAGCCCCAACTTGTTTGTCATGATGGTCTGTATGAATTTTAAACATTGGTTTCCCATGTGCAAAATCAACAAGTACAGGCATTACATCTCCAGTCGCATCATTCTTCTTAACTGAAAATTCTTTATCACCATATTGTATAATGTGAGCCCCTACAACATCAATACCATTGTTCTCAAGGTACTTTTTCATTGCTATTGCTGTAGTAACACCATCCAAGTCTTGGTGAAAATAAATTTCGGCTTTGGGGTATCTTTTCCTCAAAGCCGAAATATCTCTTATACCACTTTCGTTAATTAATTTATTCATTAAAGACCAATCCAATTTAAAAATTTGTCAATAAGACCTCCTTCGTCAGCCACAAGGTCTTGTAATTGTTTTTTGTCTTGAGGAGACATTTTACTCCAAGTTTCTTCACCCCATACTCCATCAGGACGACGACATCCAATACTAGCTTGGTATCTTGATATTGCTTGTGATGTTTGTGATGTTTGATTGATATCTGTTCTACCGTCAACAGTTAACGGTTGTCTATTATCACCTGTAATTTTTTTGGAATTTAAAAATCGTTGGATTGCTCTAACAAATTGTCTATCCATATTTTGCTCTGATATAACTCTTTTAACAAGCTTTGTTAAATCATTTTCCGTAAGTCTTATTACTTTTTTTGCCATATTAGTATTTTAAAGTTAGTCTATATTTTAATTGATTTATATCACCTAACATTTCATCTCTAAGATTTAATAAATCAGTATCATATCTTGAATCTAAATGGTCAGTCATACCTACTAAAAATTCGGTGATTCCATCCATAAAACTTTGTACACTCAAAGATTTAATATCTTGGAACATAATTGAAAATTCAGGTTCAAATTCAACTCTACCATATTTTCCCATCATAGCCTCAACAAATTTATCTATGATATCTCCAAGTGAATCATATATTTCACCATATGCTTTATGTTTAGCATCTCCAAATGTTTGCCAATGCAAAAATTTGAATTGTAATTGGATTTGTACCAGTTTGAGCGTTAGTTCTTCTTTCATATTTTTCTATGTTACTCTTTTTTAAATTGCTGCTAAAAATTCACCTTTAGCCGAACCCCCAAAAATACTACTAAAGAAATCTCCAATTGGATTTCCTGAACTAGTTGATTTGGAAGTACTTGTTGTTGATGTTGGTTGTTGTGCTTGATTATCAGGGATTTCATTATCTCCAAAAGTTTCTTGTGCATACTGCTGAGCTTGTGGCGTTTTTTGATATTCCGCAAATTGAGATTCCAATTTTTCTTGACCCATTTCTTTCAACGCTTCGTCAGGACCAACCCAATTACCTAACCCCAAGAAATCTAAAAATCCTGCCCAAAGTTTTGTTTGTCTCATTAATGCCCTTACTGAAGCGTTTCTTCCAATTAACTGAGGCATTCCTCTGAAAACTGTTTTCCACGATAATAAACCTTTAGTTGTTCTATAAGACGTAAATAAACCACTTTCTTTGGAGGCTTTGATTAATTTTTCAAGTCCAGCAATTTGGTCTGCCTTACTTAATTTTGGCATATTTTTTGCAAAAACACCTGCTCCGTATCTAACGGTTTTTCCTTTAACTGCACCTTTTTCAAATAACTCTATCCATTGTGTAATAGTTCTTTTCATCCCCCCTGGCATTGGCACTCTTTTAACTAAGTCTTTAATTTTTCCAGCATATTTTCCAACTCCACTAACAAAACTACCTACGATACCACCTGATTTAGAAATTTTAGCCAATTCGGCTGCCGCTTCTGCTGACTTACCAGCCTTTGATAATTTCATAACCCCATTTAACGCTTTTGCACTTGGTGCTCCAATTTTTAACGCGCCCATTACAGGTTTTGCAAGTAAATCGCCAGCGTATGGTATTGCCGAAACAAATGATAAAAATCCAAATAGATAATCACCTTGACTTATATATGAAATACCATTTATAGCGTCTACAACACCTGTAGGGTCAAAAATACCAACAATATCCCCTACGGTATTATACCAACTGTCTTCTTTAATTAACATGGCCCTTTTTGGATACAAAATTTTCATCATCTCAATAACTGTTTCCTTTTGTTTGCTATTGAATTTTCCCCAATTTTGTTCGGCTAATTTTAGATTTTCCTCTTTTGTGATTAAATCTTGGATTATTTCCAATTGTCTTTCGTTTATAATAATTTCAGCCATCTGTATTTTTCTTTATAAATATCCATATAAATAAAAAAAGGGTCGTATGACCCTTTTATTATATACCTAATTCCATTTGTCTATTTTTATCTATAAAATGTTGAACTCTGTCTTTAGCCACTTTACTATAATTTTCACTTAGTTCTATCCCTAACCATCGTCTTCCACTAACTTCAGCGGCAACTAAACTAGTACCACTACCTGTAAAAGGGTCAAGAACTAAATCATTCCTGTATGTAAGAATCTTAATTGCCTTCATTGGAATATCCATTGAAAAGGTGGCTTTAGTTTGTTGTTTAGTATCTGCAAAGTATTCCCACTGACCATAAACCAAACTCATAAACTCTTTCTTATCTTCTTCTTGATACATCATCTTCTGTTTGATGGTACCATCTTCTTGTTCTAAATCAACCAACTCCCCTTTCCATTGTGGCTCACCTTTAACTTTCTTAATGTGATTCTTCTTGTATCCAAGAATAACACACTCTTTAGGGTTATAGATATAAGGTGCCGATGGAGACATCCATGAACCCCAAGCAGTAGTTTTACTTCTATGTGGTGAATTTTCATCAAGGTCTACCAATCCAAAGAATTTGAACCCAAGGTTCTTCATAATCTGATAAAACTCAGACATGAATAATATTCTTCCTCCTCTGTCCTGTACGTTTACCTCATAAGGAATGTTCACTGCAATTCTTCCATCATCCTTAAGAATTCTATATGACTCTGACAACCAGTCTTTTGTAAACTGCCAATAGTCTTCCATTGATAGTCTATCGTTGTGAGTATCATAATCAATTCCTACATTGTATGGTGGTGATGTTACTATTAAGTCTACACAAGACTCAGGAAGACTTGCCATCACTTTGATGCAATCCCCATTAATTATTTTATTTATTTCTAACATTATAGTTTACCTTCTTGTTTTAATTGTTCCCTGATTTTAGTTGCAGATATTTCGCTGACTTCTTGTGGTGGTATGTGTTCAATAACATCATATCCTACTCCTCTTCCAAAGTTAACCGATTCAATATCAGGAATAATCATTACCACAACTCTACCTTGATTAATATAATCCCAAAGTTCCATATTAATATTTTTTGAAACTTCTAATGCGGTGAATGGATTTTTATCATCAGGTACAATGTCTCTGATAAGGATGAGAACATTCTTTCCATCTTCAAGACATTGGTTTACCAACCATTTATGTCCGTCGTGAAAAGGTTGAAATCGCCCCACAACCATTGAGTATTGTTTTCCCCCTGTGTTTTTTAATTTAGGGTCTCCTTCAACGTGAATTTTTTTCATTATATTTCTAATTTTTCTCTAATTTCTTGAAGAGAATCATAAACTTTTTTATTGGTTGTATCAACATCAATAAAATTTTCTAATGGTTCTTCATAATTTTGAACATGGAATGATTCTCTTCCTCTAATTTCACTAGTGCGAATATAAATTTCAACAATACCCTCACCCATCTTTTGTTTAAAACTCTCTCTTTGGTCTCTGTATGGTGAAACCAAACAAACAACAGGATTTATTTTTTTATTATGTAGAAAGTGTGCAATGTTTTGTGCTAATTCAATATTTTTTCTACGTCCTTGTTCACTGTAGTCTTTATTGTCAAAGATTTCTCTGATGTCATCTCCATCAACCAATACTGCGTCACCTTGTAATGCGGCGATTAACCAATTCCCTAAAGTTGTTTTTCCCGCACCAGGTTGTCCTGTAAGCCAATAAATCATTTCTCTAAGTTTTTAATTTTTCTGTTTAAATAAAATGCAGCTTTTTTTAAGTCTTCTAACTCTTTACTCTCATCTTTTTTTCCCGCTCTTGCAACATACTTCACTACGTTGAATAGATATGCATCTTGGTCTAATTCCCAAGCCTCACATACTTTTATAACTTCGTATGGATTATCTACTCCACCATAGTGAGCAGGTCCATTTACCATTTCTTTACTCATTTTTTCCCCATTTTTTTTCCATGTACTCAATGTACCTGTCGGTTTTATTACCGTTGTATAAAAAGTATACAAAGTAATAATCAATTATCCAGTCTAATTTTCTTAATAACTTTTTCATTACTTAGATTTCTTTTCTGGTTTAGAACCTTTCTTATACGGTTTCTTTTCTACTTGGTCCGTTGGTTGAGAGTCTACTTGTTCGGTTGTTTCTTCAACAACTTTCTTACCTCTTGATAATTTCCATTCTGTTTTGGAAACATATTGCCAGCTTAATCCGACCATGTTCATTGCAGTTTTGTCATCAACTCTTTTGATGTCACCTACTTCCACGTCTTTAGACGCTCTGATTGATTTAATACACTTCATTGGTTTGTTCCTCCATGTTTTTTTTGTTATTTATAATAGATAGAATTTCTTCATCAGTTTTTCCCTGAATAAATAATTCATATATCTCTACACTTTCATCGTCTTCAAAAGTGAGTCCGTCACTTTTTCCATAATAATTTCTTAGACCACCTTCACTCAAGGCTCTATAACATCGTTCAAAGTTTACGTATCGTTGATTGAATCCCATTTATAAAATATAAATGAATTATTCTTCAGAGTCAAAATTATTTATCTTTTCGTAGTTAACAACTTGAAAGACATATGCCATAATTTTACGTTTCATGATTGGTATGAGAGTTTCTTCCATTGGGAATGGCTGTGTACATCTCGCTTCAAATATTGGAAATTCTTTAAACCCTTCAATATCTGTCCATGTAGAGAATGTTTCAATTATGTGGAGTAGTGTTATATCACTTGGTTGTCCTTCGTGAATTAATTTAAGATAAGTTTTATTATTACTTCTATCTCCTTTTGGTTTTTTTATTTCGTATTGCCAAACCATAACTTTGTTGTCTTCTTTGTTGTAGAAGTATATGTATCCTAAACCACCACTTAAATTTTTCTTATTTTTTTTAATTGAAATATCTAAATTGTCGTAGGCTAAATTCCAAATTGATTTTGCCATGTTAAAAGCATCAAATAACCTATTACCCGAATAACGAATTGTTTTGTCTAATTCACCTTCCTCATCTTTACTAAGTTCTCTTGGTTTTTTTGCCACAAGTTCTTTAACCAAAATTTCATCATCACATGATTCAAATTTTTTGTTTGTTAAAAGCAAAGTATTCTCTTTAACCAAAGATTGTATATTAGCCAGATGTAAGGATAATTCAACAAAGTCAGG